AACCGTGTGGGACATTGATCGTCAACAATACCGCACATTTAACTCCAATACTCAAATTGGAATCATCTCGAGTTCATCTCGTGATGTAAGCATTCGATTGTTCTAAAACTCCAAGGTTGAAGGTTTGCCGCTACCTACCAAAAGGCGGCCTGTTTTCCTTGACTGATAAGAAGGTTCGCGGCTACCTCTCAAAAGGCCGCTTTTTTTATCGAACCTCCTCGGCTGATAAAAGGTTTTGTGGTCTCCTTTCAAAAGACCGCCTTTTTTCTCACGACTAGTAATCTTTCATAAGAGAACCTTGGAAGCTGAATTCGTGAGATTTGAAACAGGAGGTTGTGTGCTTATTTTGATAATAACATTGTTGGTTTCGTATGAGGATCCTCAAATTATCGAGAGCGAAATCAAACCACCTCCTCTTTCTTCACCTTATTAGCCCGACTGTACGGTTGCAGATAACTAACGTGGTCAAGGCGACCAGAGAGCGTTAGAATTGTAGGGTTCAAATCCCTCCTCGGGCACAAAATCTGCAAAACTCGAAATCGTCAAAACTTTTTTCGACACTTTTTTGAGATTATGAAAAAAAGTTTAACTTTTTACTTGACAAGCAAACCAAAACATGTTATATTATAGTATAACAAAAACGAATTACAAATGGGGACGGGATGAAAAAATAGCCTGTCTACCTTAGTGATAAAACACAATAAAATAACCAAACTTAGGAGTAAATTATGGCTATTAATATAGAAGCAATGCGAGCGAAGCTCGATCAATCAAAAAACGGTAAAAAAGGAACTGGTAGAAATTCTACCATGTGGAAACCATCTGCTGGTGACCAGAACATCCGAATTTTACCCACAGCGGATGGCGATCCGTTCCGTGAGTTCCACTTTCACTACAACGTAGGAAAGAATCCTGGAATTTACTGCAATAAACGTAATGACAACGGCGAATGCGCTATCTGTGATTTCGCATCAAAACTTTGGCGGGAAGGTACTCAATCTGATGACCAAAACCTTAAAAATGAAGCCAAAAAGCTCTTCGCTCGAAAGCGCTACTATTCACCGGTTCTTATCCGTGGTCATGAAGCTGATGGTGTAAAAATCTGGGCTTATGGAAAAACTGCATATGAAGCCCTTTTGGGTTACGTGTTGGATCCTGACTATGGAGACATTACCGATGTTGAAACTGGAACAGATATTAAGTTGACTTACACTTTGGCATCAGGCCCTGGAGCCTTCCCAAAGACAGGCTTGCAGCCTCGCCGACGACCATCTGTGTTGTGTGATGATGCAATTGCTGATTGTCAACAATTAGTAGACTCTGTCCCAGACATCGACAAGTTGTTTGATGTTAAGACAACTGAAGAAGTTCAGGCTCTGTTGGATGGTTACTTGTCCTCCGACACTTCAGCAGAAGCCTCTTCGTCAGAGACTCAACGTGGTAAGCAACAAACCGGTGAGAGTGTAGATCAAGCCTTCGCAGCATTCATGAGCGAAGAATAGTTCCTCCTGTGTTGTAGGGAATTGCCGCCCGCCCTTGGTTACAAAAAGGGGCGGCTTTTTTATAGTAAATATCGGAGTAAAGATGAGTATCTATATAAACATGCCTGATCCAAAAAGACAGCTAACAAGAGAGATCAATAGAAAGGGTTTAGCCACTCCTTTGAATTCAATTATTCGAGAAATTTTGATCAACGGATCAGAAGCTAACAGAAGAAAACTAGGCCAAGAGCGTGGAAAAATACATGTTCAAAGAGATGATTTTCAAACTAACAAGATTTCCATAACTAATGTCGGTGGAGATTTTTTCTCCGAAGACGAAGCAAAAAACAATTTAAATACCATGGGCAACTCAGGTAATGAGAGCCATGAGGCTATAACTGGTTTGGCATCAAATATGGGACAAGGCGCAAAAATTTCATACCTACCACATTGCCGCGAAGGCATTTTGTATGTCTCTAAAGACTCTGATAATGAAGGACACACTTTTCATTTAAAACTCATTGAAGATTCAGAGTATTACGGCTTGCAATCTAAGTGGTGTGGTTATCATGAAGACAATTTAGAATTTCAATATCGTGATTTTTTTAATAGTGTTCTTGAAGAATCACCCTTCACCGGAACTACAGCAGTTTTAATGGGAAGTCATTTGGAAGAAGACACATGGAAAACAATGTGTTTCGAGTGTTCCCCTAAAGAACAAAAAACCAGCGCTGGTTGGTCACTATATAAGTTTATCTCAAACAGACTTTTTAGAGATATTGGAGACGATATATATGTTGATATATATAGCACTGAAAATGAAGCCCAACTCCAAAGAACACAGCGTGTTTTGACAACTTTTGAAATAATGTCCCAGTCAACTTCATATTCTTCAGTGATTTTAACTGGTGATGAGATTCCTAAAGGGACGGTTCTGCACTACTGTCTTAAGGAAGATTTCTACAATCAATCATCCAGCTCCAAACATGTTGCCCTTAATGGAAACATTTATTTTGCATGGAAAAAAGAAAACTATTTTGACATGAGTGACAATGGCGCAACTAGGTCTTCTAAACTAAGACAGTGTGGAATCTGGCACAAGGCCACCGAGTGGATTTTGGTTGTTGAACTACCATGTGACTGGCAAGGACACCCATCCGAAAATAGAACTCAACTATCTAACATAAATGAGTTTGCTTTTTATGCTGCCATCCGGGATAACTTACCAAAGGAAATCTCTGACTGGATGTCAAAAAATGCACATAAGGATGTAGACTATAAAGATGTTAGCAAGTGGCTAAAGGAGGCTTTTAAAAACTATGTAAAAGATCTTCCGACACTAAGTAGGGCATCTGGTAATTCTGATAATAATGATGATCCTCCGTCTAACCAAGTAGGAAGTAAGAATTCCGATAATAACGACGGTCGACCAGCATCAAAAACAAAAAAAAGAAATGTTTCAAAAAAACGTTCACTAGAAAAGCTAAAATCTTTCCAGAATCCGCATGTTGAGATTGTAGAGGAAGAAGATGGTCCATTGTTGGAGTTCATGTTTGAGCCATATACGATTTTGCTGAACACATCCCACCCTCTATACTCGAACAGGGAAAAAAGGTTTATCGATGAGTATCAACATGTTGATTCAATCCCAATTAAAGATCAGGTCATTAAGCACCACCTTAAGGGAGCAATGTCGAGAATTTTTGATGTCCAGAGTCAATACTCTAAACAATCTGTTGGCGAAAGAAAGCAAAAATGGGTCCCCGATGTTCTAGAGGCAACATGGAATCATGATTCTTCAAATGCTGTTCGTCGTAATCTTGGCAGACACAGCAAAAAATCACTCGCTGCAAAGTAGAGTAGGTTGGCACGGGTTTCCCCGTGCCATTAAACAAACAAAGGAGATAAAATGTTATGGAAGACGACACTCGATCACAACCTGAAAGTTGTAGAATTGAGACATAACCCTGTTGTTATTAGGGTTAACAAGTTTGATGAGAAATCAGCAAAAGAGTTTGCAGACAAAATTGCCACAGCCCACAATACAGGTCAAAAGATAATCCCAGTGATTATTGACTCGTATGGCGGGCAAGTCTACTCTCTCATGAGCATGATTGCTTCGATAAGAAACTCGGAGCTGCCAATTGCAACGATTGTAGAGGGCAAGGCGATGAGTTGTGGAGTCATTCTGTTTTCTTGTGGAGATGAGGGTCATCGCTACATCACAGAGGACGCAACTTTGATGATCCACGATGTAAGTTCAGCCTCATGGGGTAAGAACTCGGAGATTCAAGCAAGTGCAGAAGAAGTAAAGAGATTGAATGACAAGATTTATAAAATCTTATCAGAAAACTCAAACAAGTCAGAGAAGTGGTTTAATAAGAAGTTAAACGAGAAAGGCCGATCGGACTGGTTCATCGAGGCCAAAGAAGCAATTGACCTTGGTATTGCCGACAAAGTTGGAATGCCAAGATTAGAGATAAATGTAAAATTAGATATAAACCTACAGGAGGTAACATGACGTTACTATTAACAATGCTCTTCGCTTGCGGAGAACAGGAAGTCACAACAGAAGTGACAACCGCAACTACGACAACTCAAGTTGTTGAGACAAAGACCTTGGAGACAATTGATGAGGCAACTACAGACAATGCAGTCGAAGTTTCTAAAGATGCTGATGATAGCACATCTGGAGAATCTAAGACAGAAGTCACACCGACTTCAACCAAAACTATTAACACAAACGAAGGAGTAAACAATGATTAGTTTATTGATAACAATGTTCTTGGCCTGCGGCGACAAAGAAGAAGAACAAGATACAGCAGTAGATGCTGAAGAGACAACCGAAGAAACTGCTGAAGAAGTAGAAGACACGGCAGCCGAAGGTTCCGAAGAGGAAACTGGCGAAGAAACTGAGGAGACCGAAGAAGGCTCTGAAGAGGGTGAAGAGTAATGACCAAAGCAGGTAAGATTGATATTGGTTCTATGAAGAAGTTCGTCAACAAGAAAGTTGGTCTGAACATCGCCCACGACTTAAACGAAGACAATCCTACCGAGGTCAAAGAATGGATTCCAACTGGTTCACGCTGGTTGGATTCTATTACCTGCCGAGGTAAGATGGCTGGAATCCCCGTTGGGAAGATTACTGAACTTGCCGGTTTGTCTTCGTCGGGTAAGTCTTACATGGCTTGCCAAATAGCTTCTCAAGCACAAAAGAAAGGACATTTCGTTGTCTACTTTGACGCTGAGTCTGCGATAGATCCCAAGTTCCTTAAGAACTCTGGAATAGACACCAACAGCGATTTCATGTACATTCAAGCTGTTTCAGTTGAGAAAGTTCTCGAGACAATTGAAGACTTGATGACCGAGTATGCAGAGACGCAATTTCTGTTTATTTGGGACTCCATCGCAGCAACATCTGCTGAGAAGGACCTCGAAGGAGACTTCAACCCTCAGTCGTCTATGGCCGTCAAGCCAAGGATTTTTGCGAAAGCATTTCCAAAGCTTGCCATCCCACTGGCGAATCAACAATGTACATTGCTGTTGATCAACCAACTTAAGACAAACATTGGTGCTCAAGGTTGGGAAGCTATGGTGACGCCATATGTCGCCCCAGGCGGGAAGGCAATTGAATACTTTTGTTCGCTCCGCATCTGGCTCACAAAGCGCAAATCAAAAGCGTCATATGTGACTGATAACAGTGGACTTCGGATTGGCTCCGAAGTAAAAGTAAAGGTTGAGAAGTCCCGCTTTGGGTCTGAAGGTCGCACATGTGGCTTTAAGATTCTTTGGGGCAAAAATGTAGGCATTCAAGATGAAGAGTCTTGGTTAGAAGCATTAAGAGTCTCAGGCTCTGATCGCTTTAAGCCGGGAGCTTGGAACAAGATCTATGACGCGAAAGGAAAAGAATTTAAATTCCAAAAGTCTCAATGGATCACCAAGTTGCAAGAACCAGAGTTTCGCTCTGCTGTGCTTGACATCATGGATGAGGAAATCATCCAAAAATTTGAGTCTGAAGGCAAGAACTTTGGTCTCGAAGGCGAGAATGAAGAAGGTTGAATCCTGAAGTTACTCACTAGCCCCTTCTCTTCGCAGTTGGGGCTTTTTTTGTTTTTAAAGCACTATTTAATATCATTAATGGAGAACTTCACATGAACCCAAAAAGAAAAGTTATTGAACAAGCGATTATGGACCTTGAAGAAAACAAAGAGGTAGTAAGGCAAATCTACAATGAGTGGACACGCGTTGCATATGGCCCAGATTATTATGAAAAAGTTAAGGAACTAGACGACGCAATGAAAAAAGCCCGCCAAGAGCGTATGAACATAGCAGTTAGAATTTTTCATAATTATACAGATAACCTTGGCAACCCAATTGCGGGTGATCCGAATGAGCCATTTTATGATCCCAGCCCAACACCTGTCTTTAGTGTTCATGACTTTCATAGAGGCCCAGGCATGCCCAGAACCTTTCCAGTGATTACAGGTGCTTCAACAACCGCCGCCAGAAACGGAGATCGAACTTTAGCTAGAATCGACAAATTTATTGGACAACTGAAAAGAAAAATGAAAACTAGAAAAGACTTACAAGAAAGCAGCCCATTTCAACTCACCGAAGCAAGGCTAAAACAAATGATCTTGGAAGCCCTGAAGAACTCTTCGATCAGAAGCTTTGGTCTCGAAGGCGATGACGAAGAAGGTTAAATCCTGAAGTTACTCACTAGCCCCTTGACTCCGGTCTTGGGGTTTTTTTTTACCCTTTTTACTTGACATGTCGCTTTGGACATGTTACATTATCATACGGAGGACATATTATGATAGATATAATTGATTTATATAGAAATTTTTGTGCTAGCAAAGGAGTTCAATTCCAATTGGACGACAATGTCCGGCCTTACGACAATACCACATTGTTTTGTCCTGCAGGAATGCAGCAATTCAAAGAGAGGTTTAAGTCGGAAGAGACGGGAACACTAGCAAACGTGCAGTCATGCATAAGACTCAATGACCTTGAGGAGATAGGTGATGGAACACACTATCTTTATTTTGATATGATAGGGCTATTCTCTTTTAGAACTCTTACGGTTCAGCAGTCAGTTGACTTTTGGATGGAGTTCGTCGAAGACACCCTAGGGATCAAAGTAGATTACGTTACCATCCATCCGGATAAGATGGGGGATTGGAAAAGCCTTTACGAAAACTATGATGTTGAAGTCAGACCAGATGAGGAATGCAAATGGACCGATGGACAAATCGGTGGCTATTGCACAGAGTTCTTCAAGGATGACATCGAGATTGGAAACATCGTAAACCCACTTGGAACGTGCATTGACGTCGGCTTTGGTCTTCAAAGACTTAGCATGTTCGTCAACGGGAAGAACGAAGAGACTCGCGAAGAGATCCTGATCCAAGCATGCGAGAAGCTTCTTTACTCTGGTTATTACCCAAGCAACAAGGAACAAGGTTATGTATTTCGAAAGTTGCTGCGAGAACTCTACAGATTGGGTTCAGATTGGGATAACGAACACTATCTCAAAGAGAAGAAGAGGCAAGACAAGGTTGTAGAAAACTACAACAGAAATAAGGACAAACCCAAGTTTAAAGACAAGTCCAATGAATGGTGGTTCGACACCATGGGAATAGATATTGATTTCATAAAAAGTCTGGAGGACAAATGAAAAATGTAATAATAATTGACGCGCTGAACATGTTTCTACGCAGTTTTGTGGTGAGCCCACATATGGATAAGAGCGGTAACCCTGTAGGCGGCACCATTGGCTTCCTGAAGTCACTACAGAAGGTGGCTAGGGACTTTGACGCTGATGAGGTTATCGTGGCTTGGGATGGCCATGAGGGCTCTACAAGAAGGCGTTCTATGAACAAGAACTACAAAGCAGGACGTAAGCCTGTGAGATTTAACCGTAGAATGATTGAATTATCACCAGAGCAAGAACTGGCGAACAAAGGCTATCAACAAGTAAGGCTAATGGAGTATCTCAATGAGATGCCTGTAATTCAACTTGTAGCAGACTTTACAGAGGCTGATGACATCATCGCCCACGTAATCAATCATCCTCGATACGAAGGTTGGCTAAAGACCATTATCTCATCGGATAAAGACTTCTATCAGTTGTGTCGAGACGGCGTTCAGATTTACCGACCAATTCAGAAAAAAATTGTTACAGAAGCATCTGTTGTTGATGAGTTCAAGATTCACCCAAAGAACTTCGCATTAGCAAGGGCAATAGCTGGAGATCCTTCGGATAACTTGCCCGGAATCAAAGGAGCAGGTCTCAAGACAATAGCTAAGCGCTTCCCTTTTCTCATCAGAGAGGATGAGTACGAAGTTGGAGACATTGTGAAAGACTGTGTTATGATTGGTAAGAAACTAAAGATACATGAGAACATTCAAAAGGACGAGCAGCTAATCAAAGAGAACTACAAGATCATGCAATTGCAATACCCGAACATTAGACCAATGAATCGAGAATTGATTACAAAAGCCGTTCATGACTTCGAACCAAGTTTTAATAAAATAAAGTTCACACAAATGTTATTCAGCGATGATGCCGCTCACCTCAACTTCAATGCCCTTCAGATGGTGTTTCGAAGAATAAAGCGATAGAAAAAACTTGACAAACAAGTTAGAGTAGGTTATATTTAAGTAACCTAATAAGTCTGGGAGGACGAATGAACGAATTTAATAAGAGCGAAACCTTTATGCGTTTCGGAAGCAATTTTCAAGAAAACCTGTGTCAATTAATGTTTGAGGATAGACCATTTTTTGATCAAATAACGGAAGTTTTGGATATATCCTTTTTTGACAAAAAGTATTTGCAGATATTTGCCAAAGCACTGATTGACTATAGAGATAAATATAACACTCACCCAAATGTTGAGGTAATGATAACTGTCTTAAGAACAGAGCTTAATCACCACGACAAAGCCATCAGTTCCAAGGTTAGAACTTTCTTCGATAAGGTGCACAAGTCAGAGGGAGTCGAAGAGGCAGAGTTCATTAAGGACAAGGCTGTTGATTTTTGCCGTAAGCAGATTTTAAAACAAGCCATGATGAAGTCTGTAAATCTACTTAAGAGTTCATCGTTCGAAGAGATCGAGAAGGTGATCAAGGATGCATTAGTCTTAGGAACTGATAACAACTTTGGTCATGACTTCCGTAAGGACTTACTTAAGCGCTTTGAATTGAAATCACGAGACCCAGTCTCAACAGGATGGTCTCGAATGGATGAGATTGTGAAAGGTGGCCTTGGTAAATCAGAACTTGGTGTAGTTGTAGCCCCAACAGGTGCTGGAAAATCAATGGTTCTCGTTCACTTAGCCACACAAGCCCTCTTGCAAGGCAAGACTGTTGTTTATTATACCTTGGAGCTTAAAGACACCGTAGTAGGTCAACGATTTGACTGCTGCATAACTGACGTTCCACTGAATGAACACATGCAAAGACAAAAAGAAATTGTAGGTAAGGTGAAAGACCTTGAAGGCACTCTAATTATCAAAGAGTATCCAACCAAATCAGCTTCCGTAGCAACTCTCAAAAATCACATTGAGAAATTACGTAAGCGAGGCATAGAGCCCGACATGATCTTGGTAGACTATGCCGACCTATTGCGACCTCCTCGGGCAACCGGAGAGAAGCGTCATGAGTTGGAGGAGACCTATGAAGGTCTTCGTGGGCTTGCCCAGTCTTATGAGATCCCCTGTTGGACAGCATCTCAAACAAACCGAGGAGGTCTTAATGCTGAAGTTATCACTATGGAAGCGATCTCTGAAGCGTTTAACAAATGTTTCGTTGCGGACTTTATCTTTTCTTTATCGAGAACTGTGCAAGACAAGCAAGCGAACAAAGGCCGCCTTTTCATCGCGAAGAATAGGAATGGTCCCGATGGTCTTGTGTTCGATGCTTTCGTTGACTGGTCTAATGTTACCATCAAAGTGTTGGACAGAGATGAATCAGCGGAGAGAATGCAATCAACGTCGGATGCCTTACAGATGCTCAAAGACAAATATGCAAAAGCAGGAAAATAAAACAAACATTTACGGGAGTAAGTAATGGATTTAGAGAAAAAGATTTTATCAGATATAACAGTGCACATGAAGTATGCACGATACATGGAAAAAGAACAAAGACGAGAGAACTGGGACGAATTAGTTACCAGAAACATGTCAATGCACATCAAAAAATTTCCCAGTTTAGAACAGGAAATTCGTGAGAACTATAGGTTTGTCTACAACAAGCAAGTTCTCCCATCTATGCGCTCAATGCAGTTCGGAGGTAAGCCAATCGAGGTTTCTCCAAACCGCATCTTTAATTGCGCTTACACGCCCGCAGATGACCCTCGAGTGTTCGGAGAGATTATGTTCTTGCTTCTTGGCGGAACAGGTGTTGGCTATTCAGTACAAAACCATCATGTAGATAGTTTACCAGAGATACATAGACCATCCTCAAAGCGCACACGTCGTTTTCTTATTGGAGATTCTATCGAAGGATGGGCTGACTCAGTAAAGGCTCTTATGATGTCCTATTTTAAAGGCACATCAAAATTACGTTTTGACTTCTCGGACATCCGTCCGAAAGGCGCGAGACTAGTTACATCCGGTGGTAAGGCTCCAGGCCCACAACCACTTAGAGAATGTCTAGTAAAGATAGAAGGAGTTTTAGATGCGAAAGAAACCGGTGATAAACTCACTCCCATTGAGGTTCATGATATCATCTGCTACATTGCGGATGCAGTTTTGGCGGGGGGTATTCGTCGTGCCGCTCTCATATCTCTATTCAGTGCTGACGACGAAGACATGCTCTCGGCAAAAGCAGGAGCATGGTGGGAACTCAACCCTCAACGAGGACGAGCAAACAATTCTGTAGTTGTAATGCGTCATCGCATTGACAAGCCTACGTTCATGAACTTGTGGAAACGAGTTGAAGAGTCACGTTCGGGAGAACCAGGATTCTACTTCTCAAACGATAAAGACTGGGGCTGTAACCCATGTTGTGAGATTGGTTTGAGACCAAATCAGTTCTGCAACTTGGTCGAGATCAATGTCTCAGATGTGAACACACAGGACGAGTTGAATGCTCGCTCTCGTGCAGCATCGTTCATAGGAACCCTTCAGGCGTCCTACACGGACTTTCATTACCTTCGCCCTGTCTGGCAACGGACAACGGAGAAAGATGCGCTCATCGGCGTCTCAATGACCGGCATTGCATCTGGTGGAGTGCTCAACTTAAACATGACCGAAGCATCTTTGGAAGTTTCAAAGATGAACCGCAGAGTCGCAATGCAAACTGGCATCAACCAAGCAGCGCGACAGACATGTGTTAAACCAGCAGGAACAACTTCGCTTACTCTTGGCACGTCAAGTGGCATCCATGCGTGGCATAATGACTATTACATCAGACGACTTCGCGTTGGAAAAAATGAAGCAATCTATTCGTATCTCCTCAATAACCTGCCTGAGCTTGTCGAGGACTGTCGCTTTAGGCCACACGACACTGCTATCCTATCTGTGCCACAAAAAGCTCCTGAAGGCGCAATAACGCGCCATGAAACAGCACTTGATCTACTCGAGAGAGTTAAGAAGGTCTCTGCAGAATGGATTAAGCCAGGTCACAAGAAAGGGAACAATACTCACAACGTCTCAGCTACAGTAAGCATCCGAGATGGCGAGTGGGAAACTGTTGGAGATTGGATGTGGAATAACCGAGGTGTATACAATGGTTTGAGCGTTTTGCCTTACGACGGCGGAAGTTACGTCCAAGCACCTTACACTGACTGCGACGCTGAGACCTATGAAAAAATGCTCTCGTTGGTCAAAAACGTTGACCTGAACCTAGTTATAGAGACAACAGATGAAACTGATCTGTCAGGCGAAATCGCCTGCGGTGGTGGATCTTGTGAAATTTTTTAACAGGAGAAAGATATGAGAGAACAATTGGAAAACATTATTCGTGACTTGAAAGAGATTGCGGAAGACTTGGACAAAGTCGAAGCAGGGTCTTATGGTTATAAGTCTGCAGCACCTCGTGCACGAAAAAGTCTGATGGAAGCATCGAAAGAACTTCGTGAAATTCGCGGAATTGTTCAAGAGCACAAGAAGAATCACGAAGAAAAGTAAAACTTTTTTTCTTGACAACACAATCATAATGTGTTATATTATAAATAAGAACAATTAATTTTGTTTATAATATAACACATTATGATTTTTTTATTTGGAGGAATTATGCATTTTGAACCATTCAACAGACACTTACAGGTGTTACCTAAGAAAGAAGAGAAGGAAGACAAAGAGGCACCGCTATTTGTGATGCCAGAAGAGTATCAACCACCTAAATCTCCGTATATGACTTGTACCATCATCGCCATCGCCGATGATTGCACCATAGGCCTTAAACTTGGTGACATCGTTGTCATTGAAAGAACTACAGTTCAGGAGATTAAAGCGGATCTTGAGACTATTTACGTCGTAAAAGAAAATTATGTCTATGGGAGACTAGAAGAATGAAATTGACAACCAAAACACTAAAAAATATGATCCTCGAGGCATTGTCCGAGGGTACACAAGAAACGCAATATAGAAGAATTATGGACATGCTCAGAGGAGATGTGGAATCGGTAGACCAAACAGCTATCTTAACTCCAGAGAACCCCAAAGCTAAGCCGATGAGTCCTGAACAGAATGCTGCTCGGTCACAAGAGTTTGAAAAGGAACTCGCCGCCGCAGGGTATGGATTTAGAACTGTATCTGGCATGTATGAAGGCCCAGAGGACTCTTACCTAGTTCCTCACATGAGTTTGGATGATGCCAAGAGATACGCTTACAAATATGGTCAAGAGTCGTTTATCCACTCAAGCAAGGGAGACGAGGGTATGAGACACAGTCTTGAATATCCAGACTATTCTGACGAAGCTACGGATGAATCTTATGATGAAGCCACGTTTGGTCCGATTATGAAAGTTCCACCAACCGTAAACATCTCTAGTTCAACACCTGCTGATTCAGTGCTTGGTCACGACGATATGGCATCCGCATCGGATTACTATTCTCATGTTCCAGACAAGAAGTGGGATGCGAAAGTTAAAGACGGAAAACCACGTCCTGCAGGTGGAAAAGCTGGGAAACGATTCTCTGTTGATTTAGACTTTGATGCATCTCAAGCACAAGGTTATGAACCAGAAGAAGACTTGGGCAATCCACGCTACGTTAGAGAAGCAAAATACATTTTCATTAAGAAGTCGGATGTTCCTAAAACAATGGCTGCTCGAAAATTAGCTGAGTCTATTTCGATTCTCTCTAAGCAGATAGTTGAAGGCAATAGGCTTGGATCTTCTAAGTACTACGCTAGATTGAGAATGAGATCTGCGAAAAAACAACTCGCAAATTTGATCCGGAAAACTAAGTGAAAGAAATAGAACTTTACGGAGACGGCATTGGCAAAGTCTCTTATGTCCAACATGTTGGAGATGATAAGATGATAGCTAATGCTGCCCGTGTGTCGTTCGGTCAAGACAACATTAAACCCTTAACTAAAAAAGATAAGGGTTTGATTAAGTATTTGATTAAACATAGACACACGTCACCATTCGAGCACAACTCGATTACATTTATGTTCGAAGTTCCAATGTTCGTAAGGTCTCAGCACATGAGACACCGGACTTGGGCTTACAACGAAATCTCACGACGATATACTGAAATTGACCTGAAGTTCTATGAACCAAAGGCTTTCAGAACTCAACATGAGAGTAATCGTCAAGCTTCCAATTTAGACGGCTTGATCGACCCAATAATCACGCCACGGTTTGCCGACACTTACATTAAGTCATCGGACGCCATGGTTGCTTTTCACAAGCATGCTTTGGATCTATTCAACCATTTGATCGCTAAAGGAGTTTGTCGAGAACAAGCCAGAGGCGTACTTCCTCAAAATCTTTACGCAAAGTATTACGGAACTGTGAATCTATCGAACCTACTTAAGTTCATAGACTTACGAACACATGAAGGAGCCCAGTGGGAAATTCAAAAGACTGCCGAGGCCTGCTTGGACATAGCGACCGAGATCTGGCCCTATTCAGTTGGTGCTTATAGGGAGTTGAGAGGTGAGGTTTGAACGAGGCGATCTGGTGATGCTTGAGGCGGATACAACAATTTATTATTCGTTGGAAGCAGCATCTAATGTTGGAATCATTGTAACTACAGCAGTTCTAATGTATGCTCACACCACCCCACAAGGCGAAAAACTTAAGTTTTATGCTTATGATGTAATGTTTGATGGACGAACCTATAAGAACGTCCCAGAAGAAGTTTTAAGAGGACTAAAAAATGAAGATGAAGAAAATATTAAATGAATGGAAAAGATTTGTCATAAACGAATCTAATCAACCATTTATCGACAAAGAGTTGGGAGCTGATTTTGATGGACACTGGTTCGGAACTTTTGACGAATGGTTGGGGGTAATTCAACACCACCCAACAGAAAATAAAAAGTGGCAAGTTTACCTAAAGCAAAACTTTCCCAAACTACAATTGCATGTAAAATCAAAGGTTTCATCAGATAAGAAAGCGACTATGATGACAAAAAAGATCATCGGCGGCCACAGTTATTATGTCGATAAGTTATTAGGGCCTGAAGCCGCTGAGGCACTTATTGTGATTAAGGTCGATGGTTATGTAGAGAACGCTCCAAAAGATCATGTAGAATTCTTTTTAGCCAACATGGAAAGAATTCTAGAATACGGTGGAGAAAACACAGCAGAGCATAGTCAATTCAGCGGCGACGTTGCATTTTTTGCTCGACCAACAGATTGGTGGATGTTCGGAGATGGGTTTGAAAAAACAAAGCAAGTTTTTACAACTGTAAAGGCTAACTATGAAGAACTCGGAAGCCTGCCCGGCGCATCAGAACCTGAAGCGGAATTACCAGAACCAATCTCGGATGCCGCAGATGAGCGCACATCTGGAATGGCTGACTTCTTCTCGAAGTTTTATGATGACAATCCAGAAGCATTAAAGCAAAAGAGGCCTCGTCGGAGTCGTAAGTGATTCAACACGATAAGATAATCATAGGCAGGACACCATCCTGCCTTTTGTTTTCTTGGCGCACACAGACTCCATGTATTTTAAAATCACACTTAGTCTATCACCCTTGCGACTCTCAATTTGAAGGCCTCGATTTTTCAGAGTTTAATGCTAAAACCATCACCGAGATGGTAACTAACCTGTCTTTCATTATGACATTCACGGGCTTATTGTTGCACCCTTCAAACGTACAAAGTTTGAGGATAGATGACAAAATCAATCTCATCACGAATAATAATAGAAAAATTGTCTACGATGCAGAACCAATTCAATTCGATGGAAAGCAGGATAAGCTATTCGATGTATACGATGAGTTTTATTGGCGAAGAGGAACTGCACACAAGGTCCACTCCCTAGCATCGAGAGAGCGTTTCTGTAGAAGAATTGATTTCTATTCCTCCAACCGTCGCGGCGTCCGCCCTGATACTAAAGACCTCACCGTAGTCTCTATTATGGACGCAGAGCAGCTTTTAAGCCCTGACTATGGCAATGGAGTCGTTCGTATCAAGGCGCTTAGGATGATGGCAAAAGCCGGCGTAAAAGGGCAGTTGGGAATGATCAAGAATGGCAAAGAGTACTATAAGAGAATCAAGATGGACTTTCACAAGAGAGAATCCATTCCGAGATTTAAGCAAATGATGGGCTTTGAAGAGGCCTTCCAAATGGAACAACAAAGGGAGAAACCATGGAAAACATTCGAGAAACTAAGGTTCAAACGAAGAATCTCGTAGGTATTATTCCAATAGCCGGACAAGAGGTTCGAGACTTCAATCAGCCATGGCCAGATTGTATGATGCCTATTGCTCCGAATTATAATTTAATTGAAGCAGCAGTGGTTGAGTGTGCATGGGCAGGTTGCAAGTCAATTTGGATTGTAGTGAATGATGATTTTGCACCAATCATTAGAAAGCGACTTGGAGACTATGCTGGAGATCCCGTCTGGGCTTATCGCTCCTTTGATCCAAATCCAAGTCATCACAAAAAGAGGATTCCAATCTTTTATACAGCGGTTCCAATGAAGCATCGAAACAAGAGAGACTCTACAGCATTCTCTGTTATTCATGGTTCTCTGACAGCATTTAAGCTAATGAGTAGTTTGTCCAACTGGACGAAACCTTCTCGCTATTATGTGAGGTTTCCTCATAGTTATTTTCCACCATGGCAGATCCGAGAGCACCGAAAGCTTATTAGTGGAGACAAAAACTGTTATTTGACATTTCACGGAGAAGGGGTCAAAGAGGGTTCTCTTTGTTCTTTCACATTTGGAAAGGACGACTGGTTGGAATTCAGAAGAGTTATTAGATCTGGCACTGGTCTTAGACCCCCTGGGACAACTCATCTAGATGGTTTGAAGCTTCCAATCGAAGACCGATGGTCAGCACGATGGTTTGGGCCAAGTGAAGTGTTTGCCCCGCTAAATTATGATGATGCACATGAGATAGAGATTGACGACTTCTTCAGCATTGAAAGTTGGAGTGAATATTGTACCTTCATCGGACGGTCCGAATCATTACAAATAAAGAAGCCCGAGAGTTCCGTGCTTTTGCGCACTAGTTACAATAGAGTCGGAGGTGACGATGAATGAGGGAACATCTTAAGTTTAAACAATTGCTAAATCAATTTAAATCTTTAAAATTCGAAGAAGAATATGTGAAAGACTTTCTGATGGAAGCTAACGAAGATTTTGAAGAATCTTTTGATAATTATTTAAAAGAAAACGGGATCACCATGGATGACCTCGAAGACCCTCAACAAGAGCTCGCCCCTGTGGTTGAAGATGACGGACAACTACATGAGTCAAGCACTGAATCTATAGAAATGAGGCACTTCAAGAAAGCTCACAAAAAACTCGTCAGAATGTTGCATCCGGATCGACAACGGGAGTCTGACCCGAAGAGGGAAGAACGTGAAGAAGACTTTAAGAAAATGACAACAGCTCTTAACGAATCTGTCTGGGCTGAATTCTTCGAGATCGCTGACAAATACGGCGTTGAACTCGACAGGGTAGAAGAGGCAAACAGGCTGCTTCTAGAAGACATAGATAAAACCACAGGCACCATTGAAGGCAAAAAGAAGACCTTCTCATGGTTTCTCGCTCAATGCGGAGAAAGCCAAGATTGTCGAGATAACGTTATAGAAGTCTATTTGAAATCTAAATATGGCTGGTCAAAAGATAAGTGAAATTCAATATCGGCGACCTAGTTTCCTCCAAGACTCAAGGGTCGGGGTTTGAACTTGGAATCGTTGTAGGGATCAACACATCCCTTTGTCTAGCCAAGATTTACTGGTGTAGTGGCAAGACAAGTTTCCACGCAGAAATGTTTCTAAAACGTATTGCATGAACTATTTATGTGGAACGAGGGTTTGAAATGAAATATCCATCATGTCGACCAACACCTGGCGCATGCAAAGAGAAAGGTAAAGGCAAGTCTTGGGGCAAAAAAGCAAAGAAAGGTAAAAAGAAATGAACATCACAAACGAGCAATTGCGAAACATCATAGCAGAAGAACTCGAGTCTGTCCTGAGTGAGTTTGAAGAAAAAGAGATAACCGACCCGTGTGTTTGGAAAGACCAACCATCGCATAGACCACCAGGAATAAGCCAACCGAAGGCCGCAGAACTGTGTGCTGCTCAATCGCAAGTTGAAGAGGCTGCTAAGAAGCCCTGTAAGCCATCCAAGGGCAAACGCTTCGCAAAGCGAGTTGATGGAAAGTGCCGCTCATTCGGACAGAAAGGAAACGCCAAAGGCGGCGGTGACCGCATTAGACCCGGAACAAAGAAGGGCGATGCTTATTGTGCTCGATCCTTAAAGATTAAAAAGTGCAAGAATCCTCCCTGCGCTAACGCTCTCTCTAGAAAGAAGTGGAAATGTAAAGGCGCGAAGAGTCAGAAGTGATAGTTGATCTTTGGTTTAGAATGATATTCTGGAAGGCAATGTTCTTTGGGATAATGATTCCGTCCGTTGCTTTCAGCTGTTATTGGTATTTGCTCTACAGACAGCAACAAGCATTTATAAAAAAGTTAGAAGAAATGCTTGACAAGTGATCCTCAATAGGTTATATTAATAATATAATCAATCGGAGGACAAATGATTAACAACTACAACTTAGGCTATGCCTGTATCAACAGCGAACTTTCATCACTAAAGGTAAAGGTATCAACCAACCGCACAATGCGGAAGAAAACATTCCAAGAGAAAGGCTTGGACTATGTATCCGAGATCATCCTACAGAACGTCACAGACCTGCTTACCATCCTTCAATGGAACGCTAAGCACGACATTCACTTCTTCCGCATGTCTTCAGAAATTTTCCCATGGGCTTCCGAGTATGAGATGGAAGACCTCAAAGACTTCGACGCTATCGAAGAAGCCCTCTACGAAGCCGGCCTGTATGCTAACGAGCACGATATTCGTCTCACATGCCATCCCGGCCCCTTCAACAAACTTTGTTCTCCAAATGAGCAGGTTGTGCAAAACACTATCAAAGACCTCGAGGTCAATGGTAAGATGATGGACCTTTTGTGTCAACCTCGCTCTACTTGGGCAAAGATCAACATTCATGTCGGTGCGGCTTACAACGACAAACCCAAAGCCATGGCGGATTTCTGCAAGAACTTCGCACGCTTATCTGACGCTGTGAAGTCCCGCTTGACTGTGGAGAACGACGATAAGGAAAGTCTCTACTCAACGAAGGAACTCTACGACGGCATTTACAGCGTTATCGGCATCCCTATCGTTCATGACTATCATCATCACACAATGTGTACTGGTGGCTTGTCGCAACAGGAAGCAGTCGAACTCGCACTCAAGACATGGGGTGACGTTGTCCCTGTCGTTCACTACAGCCAGTCACGAGCAGTGGAGCATGATAACCCTAAGATCCGTCCACAAGCGCACAGTGACTCTTATTGGACGCCTATCGACACATTCGGTCACCGCATGGACATCATGCTCGAATGTAAACACAAAGAAATTGGTCTATTCAAGATGCGTGAGCTAATGGCTGTCTCGTCTTGCATGGCTGCGAAATAAGGAGAACAAATGAACTGGTTAAAGAAATTACTCGGCATTAAGTCGAAAGAAGAAAAACAACAACAAAAAGTGAAAGACCTCTTGCAAAAGTCATTCGAGGCTCAAAGAGCAGGAGACATGGAGATGGCCGGAGTCTATCAAAAACAAGCCGATGAGATCACGGAAAGCTTCTACAACTCATCGATACCTCCACTCAAGGAGGAAGAATGAAAGATAAGCCAATTCCCAGTGATCTTGTAAGGATAGGCGAAGAAGTGGGACTGATAACGAAAGTAGAAGTAATAAAATGGGGCGGACTTGTCGCAACAATCACAATGCCCGATAGAATAACGAGACAAAATCTCGCACTTTATAAGTTTGACGAGAAACTCGAAATGTGGAGAAAAGAATGAAATTATACTACGGCTTACTTCTGTTCGTCATTGGACAGACCCTTGCTTGGTTCCAGAGCAACTCAGGCATCATAGTGGAGGAGAACGCAACGAAAGCAATGCTTATTGCAGCATGCTCCGCACCGTTGACCACACTATGCTTTGCCTTTGGAACAAAATTTATGTATGAAGAAATGGAAGCTTTGTGGTCAATTAGGTTCATGACCTTTGGTATCGGCTATTTAATCTTCATTCCTCTCACTTGGTACTTCCTAGGAGAGCAAATGTTCACCGCAAAGAATGGAATATCATTCTTGCTATGTGCGGCATTGTTATTAATTCAAGCATTTATGAAATAAGGAGAAAACTATGAATAATTATTGTGAAGCATGTGATTGCGATCCATGCGACTGCGACGGAATGGAAACACAAGATCTAGCACCACCAAAGACTACCTATGTCTACATTGCCTACAAAGACATTATCTACGTTCCACGAGCCCCATCGCTATGTGAGGCACGAGAGAGAGAAGAGTTCTTCGAGGACAAGTTCAACAAAGACATCGTGATAGTTGGGCCTTTCGAATGGGAAATCCTATCCGGAAAGTTCGGTTGGGAAACCATTGAAGTGGATGATGTTTAATGTAGGTGACCTCGTAAGATTTAAAAACAAAGGCATCGCAAAGTCTAGATACAATCCAGATAAAAAAATAGGCATC